TAAACTCTCATTGCCGCATTTAAAGTACCTACAAATTTTGTATTTGTTGGTGACTCAAATGTACCTTCTGTTGATCTTGCGAACGCAGAAGTTGTTGCAGATTGAAGAATAGTTAAAGCAGTTGGAGATACTACTGCGTAGTTTCCAGCGCCTCTTCTTGTTCTTGTTGCGATTTGGTTTGCAACTCTGTTGATTAATACTGCCAATGCCGCGTGTTCATCACCCACGAATGTTGCAGTACCTGATACAGCAGATTGGTCAAAAGTCTCAGAAGCCGAACCGGCTAATGTTCTTAATGATCCAATGATCTCTTGGTCGATCTCAGCAGTAATCTCTTGGGCAAGTGCCGCCATGATTTCTGCTTCTACATCGATACCTTGTTGAGCCTGTGCATCTTGAGCCGCTTCAAAAGTCCATCTAGCAGATAGTTTTCTTGATTTGGCTTCTACAGGTTGTTTCAAGATTTGGATTGACAATCTCTTACCAGCAGTACCTTCTAAAGATGCTGTTGAAGCCGCTTTAGGAGTTGTGTTGTTGGTGTTACCAGAGTATGCTTTCGCAATCTTGAATGGAGATAATGCTTCTTCACCAGCAGTTGTGTTACCACTTACTGTGTCAGCATATCTGATTCTTAGTGTGTGGATTTGTCCTACAGGACCAGACATTGGTTGTACACCTACGATCTCATTCGCGATCACAGTTGGCATAACCCTTCTGATTACTGGAAGAATAACCCTGTTTAACGTAGCAACGTTACCGGCACTAGTTGCGCCAGCAGTGGCTTGCTCTGACAAATACCTTTTAGTATTTTCAAGAACAACATCCATTGTTTTTTTCTTGTTGCCTGCTAAACCTTCAGTTAATGCGGCTTTTGTTTCGCCCCATTTTGATTCAAATAATTCACTCATTATTCGTTTCCCCTTCAGTTTGTTATATACCCGCTAATTTACGGATACTATTAATATCAGCATCTCCTCTAGTCTGTCTGACATCCGCTTTGTTGCCTTGTGACTCAGAAATAATTTTCTTAGCCTGTGCAACTGGTTTGTCATCCATAACTGCAGGAAGATACTTGTCGTATGCAGATTTTAGTTTGCCTGTTTGAACTGATTCTAACAGTTGTGACATAACATCTGCTTTTTCTTTGCTCAATGGTTTGAGCAATTCACCCATCGTTTCCTTACGTTCCATCAAATCTTTGGCTCTGGAAATTTCCTGATCCTTAGATTCAATCACCGCTTTCTTATCTTCGATGGATTTCTCAGCGTCTTTAAGTTTCAAAGTAGTTTCGTCAACAACTTTCATGAGTTTAGACGTTTCCGACTTCTCATTTAAGTATGATGCTTGGTACTCTGAAGCAAACGCTTCGAATATTTTCTTACCAAAGTTGATTTCTCTAGCAGATGAGATGTCTTCTTTTAATTGTGCAATCTCTTGCGTCAATTTTTTAGATACAGCACCTTCTACTACTTTAGCAGATCTCTTAATGAAAGTTTCTTTTAGTTTGGCCAATTGTGCTTTGGCTTCTTTCACTAGTTTGACTTTGGTTTCTACCACGCCTTTTTTGTCTTCATGGAACTCTTTAATTTCTTTAGCAAGAGCATTTACTACAAACTCTTCTAATTTTTTAAAGTTTTCATGAACACCTTTTCTGTCAGCGTGTAATTCTTTTAACTCGTTAGTTAATTTGCCTAATACAAATTCTTCTAACTTACCTGAATGTTTGCCTACGTTTTCTTTATAAGCAATCTTTTCCTGAGCAAGTTGCTTTCTGTCCTCAACAAATTTGCTAATTTCTTCTGATAACTTTTCAGTCATCATTTTATCGATAGCCTCGACCATGTTACTCTTGTCATGTTCGTATCTTTTAGCAAACTCTTCTCTGAGTTCAGCAGTTACTTGATCTCTGTTTTCTTTAACTTTAGTATTCCAAGCCTCTTCAATAGAAACTTTTGTTTCTTCTCCGATTACGCCTGATTCTACTAGTTTTGATATAGCGTCGATCATGTTATTTTAGTCCTTTTATTACGTTTTTGATAGCATCTTGTAGATACTTTTGTGCTTTTTTGTCATTTCTAACTTCAGCCGCCATACCCATTGCCTTGTTACCACCTCTTGTATTCATCAAGTGTTCGTAAATTGGCGTTGGATAAGCACCTGGTGCCGAAGGTTGGGCCACAACATCAACTGTTATAATCTCAAAGTCTGAAACTTCGCCGCCGCCGTATTCGGAAATGTTGCCACTTCCTCTTGACGAGACGCCGAGTTTCACACCTGATTCCAACATTGTTTTGACAAGTTGGCCCATTGGAGTAGGCAAAATTTTCATCTTACCGTACCCATTTGGACCGTCCATCCACATTTCTGTTATCATGTGAGACACACGGTCTAAATTTATTTTCAAATCATCTGGATGATCTACTTCTCCAAGTACACTGTAACCTGACCCGATTTGATCATTAAGCGTTTTCACCGCTGTTTGTATTTCGTTAACAGGATACACTCTCTGATTGGCATTTTTAATACCACCCTG